ATGCCCCCCGACCGCGTGCGGGCGCGGCGCCTGCAGATCGCCGACCAGATCCGAGCCGCTCGGATCCGCGTGCGGTACACCCAGGAGGTCACCGCCATCCGGGCCGGGCTCTCTCTCGACTCCTACAACCGGATCGAACAGGGCCACTCGGCCCCACGGATCGACACCCTGATCCGGATCGCCGACGCGCTCGGCGTCCCGCTCGAGGACCTGGTCCGTGAGCGGCCCCACCCTCGCGACGGGGCGGGGCCGCCCGGCCCGCCGGCCCCGGGTTCGCCGTGAACCGGGACCGGCGGGAGTCTCAGCGCTCCTGCCCGCCCGCGGCCTGAGCCCGCAGCTCGGCGCGCAGCGCCCGCTTGTGCGGCACCTTCGGCCGGCACTCCGTCGATGCGGGCGGGTGCGCGTACCCGTCCATGCGGGCGCCGGACATGCTGTCGCCGTACCCGGCCGTCACGGCCTCGCCGACGATGACCCGGTCGCAGTCCACGCAGATCACCCGGCCACCGCCTTCGCGTCCCGCCATGCCTGCCGCAGCCGTGCCGCGTCCGGGCAGTCGGCGCCGTCCTTCCGGCACGGCTCGCAAAGCTGGGTATGCCGGATGAACTGCCCGTAGGCCGCCTGGACCGCGGCATCTCCAGCGCGCTGACGCGCGTGCACCTGTCCGGTCACCGTGTCCCCCCGGCGGGGACGGGGGCGAGCGTCCCGGACAGCAAGACATCCAGGCGGTCGCGCAGCGCCTCGGCCTCCGTGCGGGACAGCACGAGAGGCACCTCGGCCTGGAGGACATCAAGGTCGTACAGCGCCACCGGGATGCGCACTTCCCCGGTGGTCGGGTCGCCGATCGGTAAGGCGGCGCGCTGCGGCGACGCGTGCCAGGTCAAGGACATCAGGGCCCCTCTCCGTGGATGACGAGCCGTCACCGTACGGGGCCTGAGGACAGGGAAGGGGGACAGATTGTCCCCCTGTCCCAAGCTGTCCCCCTAGGCGGTGGCGATCCCGACGTCCACCGCGAGGCGGGCCGCCTCGGGGCGGAGCGCCCGGGGAGCGGACCGCCACAGAGACGCGGCCACCTCACGCGCTGACGGGGTGTACGCCACGGTCTCGGCGCCGATCCGGTGCGCCATCTGCATCACGTGCAGCGCCGCCGTCCGGTCGCCGCGCTGGAGATGCCCGCGGGCGACCTCGACCCACAGGCGGGCCCGGCGCTCCACGGACGGCATCACGTCTGGGTCCAGGTCGTCGGCGGCCCCGAGCGCCCGTCCCGCCTTGCGCAGGTCAACGTCAACGGACACCGCATGGAAGTCGACATTGGCCCTGCCGAAGACGGTCGAGGGGTGCACGTATGAGGCCGGTAGGGACTTCGCGACCTGGTCGCCCTTCTCCCAGTACCTCCAGGCGTCGCCTTCCTTCCCCTCCCTGGCGGCGGTTACGGCGGCGTGGAGCTGGAGCGCACCGTAGATCCCGCGCCAGTCGTCCGGCGCCCCGTCCAGGTGCGGGCGGATCAGGGTGGCCGCCTCCTCGGCGACGCGCAGGGCCTCTTCCGCGTACGACGTCTCGCGCAGGATGTTGCCGAGGTTCCAGGACGCTGCCGCTATGGCCGCAGGCTGGTCCGCTGCCTGTGCCGCCGCAAGCGCCCGGTCGGCGACCACCCATGCCAGCTCGGCCGGGGCCACGTAGGCGGTGGCCTGCCCGGTCAGCCGGTAGATGTCCGACAGCGCGACGTGCGCCTGCCGCCGCTGCTCCCCCTCCAGCGTGCGCACCGCGTGCTCACCGTCCCGGATCAGGTCCGGCAGCAGCGCCGAGACCTCGCTGCGGTTGTGTGCAGAGGCGTGCCACAGCCGCCATGTCTGATCCACTCGCCCCTGGAGCGACACCGCATTGACCGGGCTTCCCGCCGGGGTGAGGCTGCGCGTCATCACCGCAGACCAGATGGCCGGCATCCCGGGGTGGGTGAGGCGGCCGAGCGGTGCGGCCGTCGCGGCGGCGGCCACCGTGTCGGTGCCGGTGATGACGGACAGGTCCGCGACCTGGAGCGCTGTGGCGAGCCGCAGCAGCAGAGGGTGCGAGGTGAGTTCTCTCTCGCCGGTCTCGATCTTCTTGAGCCAGTCCGGGCCTCGGCCGCAGAGCTGCGCGAGGACCGGCCGGGACATGCCGCGCGACTCGCGCAGCGCCCGAATCCGCTCGCCGGTGGTGAGGTCTGCGTCCATCGTGGTGCCCCTCCGTCTGGCCGGTGCCGTGGCCGCCAGAGTACGGCGGGCCGGTGGCCGACGGGAGTGCGCACGGACGTACGATCTCGGCCATGGCCGACATCGATATCCCCCCGCACATCCTCGAGCTGGAGCGCACGGCGTGGGCGGAGCAGCAGGCGGGCGTCCTGACCGTGGAGACGGCGGCTGCCGTGCAGCAGGCGTACACGGAGCACGCGGCTGCCACCGAGGGACTGTCCCGGTTGGCCCTGGAGATGGAGACCAAGCGGGCCGTGCGGCACGTAGAGGCCCCGACCGCTGGGTAGCCTCCGCCCATGCCGACGACACCTGACCCGCGCGACCAGCACATCGCCGACCTCCGAGGCGCGGTCCGCGCCGCCGTCACTCATCTTGCGTTCGCCGCCGGGTACGCCGCTGCCGACCCGGAGCACTCACGCACCCTGATGGACGAGGCCACCCGCCTGGAGCACGTCCTGGACCGCACCGCGCCCGAACCCCCCAGGGCATGACGAAAGGCCCCCACCGCCGTAGCGGTGGGGGCGCGGTGTCTCAGGGGTACTGGCGGCGGGTCGGATCGAGCGCGGCCGTGAGCGGGCTCGGTGTGCTGGCCGGGTCATCCGGCTCGGACGGTGCGCCCGTCCGCCGGCAGACCAGGGCATCGGGATCGTTGGGAGGCGGCTGGAGGGTGTACCCGTCCGGGCAGGCCGGACCGGGCGGACCCGCCTTGCCGTCCGCCCCGTCGCGGCCAGCAGCTCCGTCCTTCCCCGCGACCCCGTCCTTCCCCGCCGGCCCCGGCGGACCGGCCGGACCCACAGGCCCAACCGGCCCGGGCACCACCGAGTCCGCGCCCGCCCGCCCGGGCGCACCGGACGGCCCGGGCACCGCAGACGCATCCGCCCCCGGCCGCCCATCCCGGCCAGCCTCTCCGTCCTGCCCGGCCTTCCCCGGCCGACCGGCAGGCCCCGGCGGACCGGGGATCGGCACGGGCACCTCAGCCCGGTCGGGCAGGTCATCGATCTGCTGTGCCGGATCCGGAGCCGCCGGAGTCTCCCCGCGGGCACGGATCTGCGCGCGCAGCGTACGCACGTCCCCGGCCAGCGTGCTGACGGCGTCCCCGCGCCGGTCCGCTTCGGCGGCGACGCTCGCGGTCCGCTGCGCCTCCAAGTCGATCCGCAGCCACACCAGGACGATCGCGCCGGACAGAACCGCCAGCACGGAAGCAACAGCAAGCGACCGCCATCGGCGGGCCAGGAGCCCATCAGGGCGATGGCGACGGGGCACTGGGCGGTCCTCCTAGAGCAGCGATCTGACGGTCACGGTCGGCTATGTCGGCGGTGAGCTGGGCGATCTGCGCCTGGAGCGCAGCCCGGTCGGCGCGCTCCGAGGCCAGCTCGGCGTAGGCGGCGGTCAGCTCGGCGCGCAGCGTGTCCCGCTCGGCGCGCAGCGCGTCCCGCTCCTCCTGGAGGTTGTCGACCAGGCCGCCGTACCCGGTCATCACCGCGCCCTGGTGGTTGGCCTTCGCGGTGGCGCGCTGTCCGATCACTGCGGCCGCAGCCGCTGCGAGCCCGACGACGATGGTCCCGACGGCGCCGAGCGTCACAGCGTCCACGTGCATGCCTCCTGGTGCGAGGGTGAGTCAGAGGCCGCGGCCGGGGGTGGCCCGGTCGGCCTCGGCGGCCCGCCGGTTGGGTACGGCGTAGGTGATGCCGAGCGCGCCGAGGACGGCGAGGACGATCGTCACCGTCTCCCCGCTCGTGACGACCTGGTCCTGCACGGCGGTGACCGCCGCGGCGGCCCCGGCGGACAGGGCTGCGGTGACCGCCTTCGCGGCGTTGCTGATTCTGATCATGGGTCAGCCCTTCCTGGATGTCGGGACCTTGAGCCGGTCCCAGCTGGTCTTTCCGGGGATGCCGTCGGCGGCGTCCCCGGCGTATCCGCACTTGCGCTGCCAGGCGGCGTACGACTTCCGGTCCGCCTCGGACCAGCGCGGGCCGGGGCCGGCCGTGTACCGGCCGCAGCCCTCCGCGACGAGGCGCTTGCCCATCGCGGTGACGATCGCGCTGTTGCGGCCGGCCTTGAAGAACGCGGCCCCCGGGAACGGTTCGTACGTCGGCTTGGGCGGCTTCGCGGCCGGGGGCTTCGACGGCTCGGCCGGCGGACGCTCCGGCGCGCTGCCCAGCCGCTTCGCGACCCGGCCGCGCATCCCGTTCATGCTGAACCCGCGCGGGTCGATCTTGCCGGGCTGCCACTCCAGGTGACCGATGACCGAGCGTTCGTCCCAGCCGTGCGCCCGGCAGATCGCAGCGGACGCGCGCTCGATCGCGAGCAGCTGCTCCTCGGGCCACGGGTCCTTGCCGTCCCCGAGGTTGACGCATTCGAACCCGTAGAAGTGGCGGTTGCCGTCGGTGTTGGCCTCGTTGTCGGCGGGCAGTGTCGCCTTCTCGGCGATGACGGCGCGCAGGACGTCGTCGTCGCCGAGTCCGGCGTGGTTGGCCCGGCCGTTCCCGACGAGGTAGACCGTGCCGTCCTTGGCGATCACGCCGTGGCAGAGCGGACCGGGCAGGGCGGAGTGGCCGTTGTAGCAGAGCTCGACGGAGGACGAGGTGCCCGAGGTCACGGTGTGGTGGATCATCACCCCGTGCGTCGGACCCCACGGCCCCTTGTGATTCCGGTTGTTGGTGCGCCAGCTCCGATGCTCGACGACGTGGAGTCCTTCGTCGCGGAGGGCTTTGAGCAGCTTGTCGGCGGACAGTGGTGGGGACATCAGGTCTCCAGACATGACGAAGCCCCGGCCAGGGTGGCGCGGGGCGGTGGGTGCGGGGGTGGGTCAGGTCGCGGACTGGTAGGTGCCGTACACGCGGACGATGTCCCCGGCCGCCAGCGTTGGCCCCCCGCTGGCCCATGCGTTCCAGTCCCCGGTCGTCCCCGGGTTGGCGAGCCAGATCGTGCCGGTAGACGAGGTGCCGTTTCCGAGGGGTGCCGCCCCGACCAGGAAGTTCACGCTTCCGGTGGTCGTGCAGGTGGCGTTCAGCGTCCCGGGGAACGCCGACGCGGCGGCGGCCGGGAGGCTGAACGACAGGTTGCCGCTGCCCGGGGTGGTGGTTGATCCCCAGGTCAGGGTGATGGAGAGGTGAACGGTGCGGCCGACCTTCATGTACCGGCCACCCAGCACCCCGTTCCCCAGGACCGGTGCGGTGCCGGACGACGTCCACGCCGGGGTGTACGCGGTCCACGCGTCGAGCACGGAGTTCCACTGATCGCGGATCTCCTGGTTCATGATCGCCGCCGGGACCACCTCGCCGACGACCCACAGCCGGGGGGCGAACGTCACGGCTGCGGCTCCTCAGGGTCGGGGGCCGGCGGTTCCACGACGGGCGCGTTCGGGTTCTGCGGGTCATCGGGGTGGAACCAGTTCCGCAGGTGCGGGCGCGGCTCCTCCATCAGCGCGGCCTCGACCGCGTCCACGTCGGCGGGGAAGACGAGCGACGCCCACCCGTACCCGCACTCGGTGCACCCGTACCGGGGGTCCGTCGGCGACACCACGGCCGCCGACCCGCACACGCAACTGGCAACCCAACGGTTCTGGTTGACGTGCGCGAAGTACGACTCCGGGACCGTCTCGGCCGGCAGGGGGACACGCCGGTTCATGCGGTGAGTGACATAGAGGTAGACCAGCTCGGCCGCCGGATACTCCGACCAGTCCGCCGGCGGCTGGCCCCGGCGGGGCGGTCCGGGGAGATAGAACGTTTCCGCGCGGATGACGTCAGGCACGGTGGCCCCTTTCAGTAGGCGAGGCGGGTGGTGAAGTCGAGGACCCCATACACCGGGTCCCCGAGGATCCACACGGAGTCGGTTGCGCTGGCACTGGTGCGGAACCGGATGCGGTGGGACTGCTCGGCGATCGTCTCGGAGTAGCCCTCCACCGTGACCCGCATCTCCATGACCGGGGCCTGGACGGGCAGGTCGTGCACGGTGAAGTAGGACGAGATGTCGGCGGCGAGGATGTCGACGTAGTTCGGCAGCGTGTACGCCTCGATGGGGACTTCACGCAGCTCCGGTTCGGGGTTGGCGTACCGGGACACGATCCAGGACGCCGCGTCCACCACCGAGTTGTCGCTGGCCTTGAGGAGGGTGAGCTGCTTCTCGTACAGGCCGAACGCCGTGATGCTGCTGTCGGCGGTCACCCGCTGTGTGGCCCCGCCGGGGCGGGATGCCTCAACCGCGTTGGTGAGCTTCTGGTCGTCGTCGGCCAGCTCGGTCCCCGGCTCCAGGTCGGCGTAGGCGATCGCGAACGCCTCGTCGCCCGCGTCCGGGTTGTACCGCAGGTCCCTCGACTGGTACGCCAAGCCGAAGTAGTCGCGCTCGGCGTAGAGCCTGCCGGACTCCGTCGCCTCGACCTCCCGGAGCCGGGCCACCACGCTGCTGCCGGCCTCGCCCTGCCCGACGACCGGGTCATGGGTGGTGCCGAGGATCGTCACGCTGCCGACGCCGGAGTACTTCGCGAGCCGGGCGACGCGCAGGTCCGCGGTCTCCCCGCTGTACGCCGTCATCCCTGCCGCGTAGTGCGTGGCGAGGATCGCCCCGATCGGAGCCAAGGGGGACACCGCGTACAGGGCCAGGTGCCCGATCGACCCGGACCACAGGCGCCCGCCCCCGTATGCCCCGACCGTGAGGTGGCGGAGCTGGACCATCGTGTACGGCGACCCGGCGACCGGTACCCCGTCTACCCACACCTGGTGCATCACCTCGTCGTAGGCCAGGTGATGCCACCGCCCGTCGGCGAGATTGCCGCCGCCGAGGACCACGGGGCTGCTGAGGAATCCGTCGAAGGACGACTCGACCTGGAGTGCCCCGCTGGCGCTGAGGGACCACACCAGCTGGTAGATGGTGGTGGTGCTGGACAGCCCGAAGATGACCCGCCCGGGAACGCTGGTCTGGAACCAGCACTCCGCCATGATCCAGCCCGCGCCGGACTTCGTCTCGAACTGCTGGCCCAGGTCGCTGGCCAAGTACTTCCCGGCCGTCGCGCTCACCGGAGTGAGGAGCGGCAGGGCGTCCGCCGCCGCAGCAGGCCCCGCCGCGGTGCCGAGTTCGAGCGTGCCGCCGCTGCCGAGCTGTGCCACCGTCAGCGGCCCGGCGGTGGTGCCGGACAGGTCACCGGCCGAGCTGCTGCCGGCGGCCTCGGTGAGCGGGTAGTAGGCGAGCGGGGTGTTGGCCACCACCTCCTCCACCAGGCACGACCGCAGGTCAGGCAGCCTGTTCAGCCGCTTGAACAGATCCGTCGCGGAGATGCTCACCGAACTCGCGAGCCCCGACCAGGTCACCGGCCACTCGTTGACCGTGCCATAGAAACGGGGGAACACCTGGGCGCCGAGGTAGCCCAGCTCGCACGGGTCGGAGGACCCGCCCGTGCGGGACGCAGCCAGCTCCACCTGGATCAGGTCGATGCCCACCCACGCCGGGGTGGTGATGCTGCGGCGCACCGTCCAGTCCCACCCATCCGGGCTGGTCTCCCACAGCACCTGCCCGCCGGTCTCCCGGATACGAACCCACGCGTGATCGATCGCCGAGTACGTGAAGGCGACCGCCGCCCCGTCCGCCGATCCCACCTCGGACAGGGCCCGCAGCTCGTTGGTCCCCGCGTGGTAGTACCACCGGAACCGGGTGCCGCTGGTAACCGAGTGCAGGTACAGGCTGACCGACGCCACCGACGACCCCGCCAGAGCGGGGACCTTGGCGAGCTTCACCGTGAAGGCGCTGCCGGTCAGCGTCCACTGCCGGGTGCTGGTGTACCTGGACACCACGCCCGGGACCAGCGGTAGCCGCAGCAGCCCCTGCGCGGTCTCCGTCGCGCCGCCCGACGCCGACCACAGTGCCGGGTCGGTACGCCCGTCGTCGAAGGCATCCGTGAGCCGGGCGATCGGCCAGGGGCCCGCCCCGGTCCGGGCCGGGTAGACCAGGGCGGACACCCGGATCGGCGCGTTGCGCCGCACCCACGGGGCATACGGGCTGCTCGGGTTGCCCGGGGTGAGCGCCCCGTCCTGGTTGTCCAGGGTCATGGTGCACCCGCCCGGCTGCGGCTCGGACAGCTCATCCTGCGCGCCCCGGGTGATCGTCACCCCCTGCACCATGTCGACCCGCGAGCTGATGTCCGTCCACGTGATCGACCACGGCATCTGCACGACACCGCCCCAGCCCGCTTCCACCAGGACCGGCACAGCCTCACCCCACCTTCAGTGTGATGCCCGTGCCGTGAGAGCGGCCGAGCTTAAGCAGCATCTTCTGGACTTCGCGCGCCGCGGCGAGCGGGTCCAGCGACTGCACGGTGATGTTCGCCTGGATCACCTGACCGCCCGCCCCGGCCCCGACGACAGCCGGGCGGCCGACGACCGGGCGCATGCTCGCCATCCGCCCGGCGACCGTGTCCATCGCACGGTCCAGGACCGGCAGCTGGTCGACCGCACCCTTCGCGACACCCTGGGTGAAGAACCCGCCGGACACCGCGGCGACGGTCGACGGCGACTTGATGCCGAGCGCCTTGCGGATCGCCTTGTCCATGGACTTGGCGATCTTCAACATCTGCTTCTCGATGGCGTCCTGCTGGGAGTCGAGCCCCTTCAGGTAGCCCTTCGCGGCGTTCTTCCCGGAGTCGTACATCAGGTCCGCGCCGAGCCCGGACAGGGTGTTCGCCGCGGCGTCGAGCTTCGCCTGAGTGGCGTTGATGCCCTTCAGTGCCGACGTGCTCATCCCCGCCAGGGCTGAGGCGTAGGCGTACCCCGCGTCCGGGCCCAGGTCGAGGGCCTGCCGCAGCAGCCCCTTGTTCAGGCCCTTCTTTGCGAGGCTGGTGATGTACCGGGTGAACTGCTGGATCTTCACCAGCTTCTGCGACAGCCCGGCCTGGATGCTGGAGGCGGACACCTCCTCATCCTGGAGGCCGAGCGACGACAGCCCGGCCGCCTGCTGCGCGTTGCTCTTGAGGGTGGCCCGGTACTCGTTCGCCTGCTTGATCCGGGCGGCGATCTTGTCCCGGGCGGTGGCCAGGGTCTGGAGCTTCTTCGTGTCGCGGTTGACCATCGCGACCAGCCGGGAGTCCTTGTTGGTCTTAACCCCGGACCATGCCGCCCAGATGTCCTTGACCAGGTCTTTCGCCGTCGCGGAGATCTTCGACTTCTCGCCGGTCATACCGAGGATCAGGCCCTTGCCGACGTCCTTCATCAGGGCCTTCATCTTCTTCGACGGCGACGCGATCTCCAGTTCCGCCCGGACCCCGGACGTCACCGCAGCCGCCATCACCCGCGCCGACGTGTCGACCTCGCCGGCCGCACCACGCAGGCCAGCCGACAGACCACGGCCCGCCTCAGCACCCGCGCCAGCCAGCCCTCCACTGGATACGCCGGCGGACGCGCTGCGCAGGTTCAGCGTTCCGTCGTTAACCGCACGCAGGAAGGACACCCCGTACTTGGCGACCGATGCCGCCCTCACCATGAACTCGCCCTTGGACGCCCAGATGGGGATGCTGTCCGACGTGCTCGTGCCCGGCCCGTCGATCGGCCCGCCGCCCGCGAACTTCAACTGCGAGCCGTGAGACCCCGCCTTGCGCGCGGCGCTGCTGTCCCCGACCACCACATACCTGGTGGTGACCGTGACCGACCTGTCCCGCAGCGTCGACAGCTCATACCGGGCCTGCCCGAGCTTCCGCTGCAGTTCGCCGATCTCGGCGCGGACCTGCGCTTTCCGTGAGTCCGGGACGGACCGCAGCTTGGTCTTCGCCGCGGCCAGCTTCGTCTCGAGGTCCTCGAGATCGCCCTTCAGCTTCGCCGTTTTGTTCGGCGTCTGCAGGATCTGGTCCGCCAGAGCTTTGGCCTGGTTGCGGTTCAGACCCATCGCGTCAGCCGTACGAATCAAGGCGCTGCGGCCCCGGGCGTAGATGCCGTTGACCGTTTCCCACGATGCGCCGGACTGGCGAGCGGTGGTGGCCGCCTCGTCTGTCTTGGCCGCGAGGTCGGTCAGCGCGGAGGCGGCTGTACGGGCCTTCTCACCGTTGAGGTTGAGCTGACCGCCGGTCATCGACAGCGCGTCGCGGTGCCCCTTGATCGTGGCGGTCGCCGCGTCGAGGGCCGCCTCAAAGCCGATCATGCCGCCGAGCCCTTGGCGGTTGACGTCGTTCAGCGCGACGAGGCTTTGCCGCAGCCCGTCAGCCGATGACTTCTGGGCGTCAAGCTTCGCCTGGACCTGCTGTGCCTGCGTACCGAACAGCCCCATGCTCGCGGCCGCCAGGCGCTGCTCGGCGGCAGCCGACGAGACAGCAGCCTGGTACTCGGGGAAGAGAGCGTTGATCTCCTTCGTTGATACACCGGCCTTGACCAGGGCGGCCTTCATCATATTGAAGTCCTGCGCGGCCTGGGTGGCGTGACCGCTGCCGACCATCCCGGCCATCGCCCGGTCGAGAGAGTCGAAGTCGCCCTTGAGGGCGGAGAGACTTTCCCCGCCCTTGGACATGTCGTTGATGTTGTTCGCGATCCAGTCCGCGACGTCGTCAAGGACTGGTACTCGCACACCGAACGCGGTCTGCTTGGCCTTGTCCGTCTCCGTCTGGAGTTTGCGGACCTTGGCGATCAGCCCGTCCATGTCGCCGAAGGTGTCCTGCAGTTCCCCGCTGAACTTCCCGCTGTCCGCCAGCCGTTTCAGGGAGGTGGTCAGCTTGTCGACGTCCGGCGGGGCGGTCTTCCCGAGGCCGGCCAGCTTCGCGATGCCGAGGACGAGGAGTCCGATGCCCGTACCGGCCAGAGCGATCTTCGCGCCCTTCGACAGCGACCCGATCGCCGCACCGACCGCGGCCAGGCGGCCCGGCGTGCCGGCGGCCGCCGCGCGCATGGTGACGATCTCGGCGGACACCGCGGCCATTGCTGCCCGGGAGGCCGCCGCCCCGGCGACCGCGAGCCGCACCAGCTTGATCGCGACGGCGAGCTGCAGCAGAGCGGAGATCGCGCCGGGCGGCACAGCCGCGATCAAAGACGCGAGAACGTTGACGACCTGAAGCATTCCGACGCCGACGTCCGCACCGGCGTCCAGGACGTGCACCAGCGACAGGGCGATCTGTTCCAGCGTGTCGGCGGCGAGCGGGCCCTGCGTACGGGCGTAGGCCATGAACTCGGCGGCCCCGGCTCCGACCTTCCCGGTGTCCTTCTGCGTCAGGCTGACGAGCCCGTCATTGACGCGGCGCAGCGTCCCGACGGCGAAGTCGGTGAACTTGGTGTTGAGCCGGTCGAGGCCGGGCGACTCCATGGCCCCGCCGATGATCGTCATCATCCGGTCCAGCTCGCCGGATGTCCCCTTGACCAGACCCGAGGTCTTCGGCAGCAGGGCGGTCAGGATGCCCATGCCCTTGGTGAGCGGGGCCATCGTGTCCCCAGCCAGCGCGTTCGACCACTCCTTGTACTCGTCCTTCAGCAGGCCGAGCGCGGCCGCCGCCTGGCGGGTCTCCGGGGGCATCTCGGCCACGGTCCGCAGGTACTCGCGATGGGCGGTGACCGCTTCCTCCGAGCGCGCCCCGGACTTGGCGACCGCGTCCTCGTACTTGGTCTGCGCTTCGGACGCCTCGGACAGTGCGCCGATCTGTGGGATCAGGGCGGCGGTGAACGCCAGCGTCGCCACGCCGACCGCGCCCGCGCCAGCGGCGAGCGGTGTCAGTGCGGCGGCCGCTGGGATTGCTGCCGGGGCGAGGCTGATCAGTGTGCCGAGGAGGCGCTCGCCGACCTGGCTCGCGGTGGTGGAGACGGCGGACCAGTCCGCGACGCGGGCGGTCGGCGCGGTGAGCGACCGGCCCATGACGCGGGCTGCATCCGCCGTGGTCAGGAACCGGCCGCGGAGGTCGCGCAGCCTGCCGTCGGCGTCGCGGGTGAACGTCGTGATGTCGCCGCTCGCACCGTCGGATGCGCGCTGTACGCGGCGCCGGAAGTCCTCGGCGGACTCCCCGGCCCGGCGGAACACGGGGGACAGCCGGTCCCGGCCGTCGAGTACGAACGCGAGGCGGCGCTCCGCCATCACTCACCTCCGGATTGCTGGGCCTGCTGGTGGGCGTCCAGCCAGGCGGTGAGGGCGTAGAAGTCATCGACCTGCTGCTCGTCAATGACGGTGGGCGGCATGCTCAGGAGGTGGGCGAAGAGTCCGAGGTAGACGGCTCGGGCGTGCTCGATGTCGGGGTCGGGTTCCCACCGGCTGTCTCGGACTCGGTCGCCTGGACGGGGCCCGGGTCCGGGGCTTTTGGGGCGGTCGTCTTCTCGGCGATGAGCTGCTCGGCGTACTCCCGGTCGGCGCACACGTCGGGGAGCTCCCGCAGGGCGTGGGCGATGTCCTCCGGGGTGACGTCCGGCATGCCCATCACCGATGCGACGGCGTTGGTGATGTAGTTGTCGGTCTCCTGCCGGTCGAACAGGGCGCGCATCTCCTCCACGCCGGGGTCGACTTCGGAGAACCGCAGGGCGGGCTGGGTGCGCTTCTTCAGCAGCCACACGATGACGCGCATCGCGTCGATGTCGTCGCGCAGCAGCCCGGACTTGATCTCCTCCCACTTCTGGTCGATGGTGCGCTGGGCGATCGACGCCTCGGACACCTTCAGCGTGCGGGCGTCGTACTCCTCGCGCTCCCCGCCGTCGGGGGTGTACACGATGATCAATGGGTGCTCCTAGGAGAGATAGCGGGCCACGTCGTTCAGAGCGCGCGCGACCTCGGCGGACATGCGGGGGGTGTGCCGTTGCACGGTGCGGTCCCACCACAGGGGCGGTGCGGTCTGCGTGGACCACCGGCGGCGGTTCCCGAACACGGGGTGGCGGATGCGGCCGGTGTTGATGGTCTGAGCCATGTTCTTGAGGTCCGGCGGCAGCCGGCCTTTGTCGACCCAGACCCGGGCCCCGGGGGCGCTGCTGGTGCGGACGCTGATGCGGATGGCTCCGGCGATCGTTGCCCGGAGGGGGCGGGTCGTGGGGGACGTGCCGCCGCGCTTGCCCGCCCCGCGGCCGCCGGAGCGGATCGGGAGTCCCTGGATCGTGGACTGGAGGTCCCGGTGCAGGGGCTCGGCGGCCCGGCGGATCCGGCGGGCCAGGGCCCGTTGCACCGGGGCTCCGGCGGCGGCCCGCAGTTGGCGGGACACCTGGATCAGCTGGCCGGTGCCGATGATCTGTACGGAGCCGACGGCCATGGGACGGTCCTCCTCGTCAGAGGGTGACGTCGGTGGACATGTACTCGATCTGGGGGACGTTCGTTCCGTCGGAGAGGGCGGTGAACCCGAAGGTCGGCTTGATCAGGTCGAATCCCTCCACGGTGGGTGGGGCGTCGTCCAGCTTGATGACGGGCAGCTTGATGGTGAACCGCTCGTTGTGCGAGGCGGCGATGGTGGGGCCGGTGAAGTCCCACACGAGCGAGGTGCCGGCGTCCGAGGTGTGGAGGTCGTCCAGGATGGTGTCGACGTAGTCGCCCTCCAGGCTTCCGGTGATCTTGACCTGGTCGTTGCTGATCGGCTCCTTCTTGGTGCCGGACTGCCCCGCGTAGTAGCGCTCGGTGGCCTGCGGCCGCTCGATCTTGACGCTGACCTTGCGGATGCCGTCGCGGGCCACCTCGCTGTTGTAGGTGCCGGTCTTGAGGGACATCTGGTGGAAGCCGAAGGGCGCCATGACCGGGTACGTCGCGACAGCGAGCACCGAGGTCTCCTCGCAGTCCTTCGAGTCGATCTCGAAGGAGGCGGTGAGCATCCCGCCGACCTCGCAGGAGAATTCCGCGCTGATGATTTTGCAGCCGAGGAAGTTCTTCCGGGTGACGGTGCCGGTGGTCAGCGGCATCCCCTTCTGCAGGGTGAGGCTCTTGCCCGCGACGTCGGCCAGGAGGTGTGTCTGCAGGTAGGCCGAGGTCGCCGCCTGCTGGACGGGCGTGACGCTCGTGCCCATCAAGCTCTGCAGCAGAACCCCCATCCCCTTGTTGGTGACCTCCATCTCGAGGCTCCCCGAGGCGGACCGCTGTGTGACGACTCGGCGGGCGGCCAGCGGCATCAGCCGGTTCGCGGCGATCCCCGCCGACTGGGCGGTGACCTTCTTGAGCTGCATCGACTCCTTGGTGAACTCGATGAACTTGGTGGGGGCCTGGTAGGTGCCGTACGCCGACTCGGCGGCGAGGCCCATCTGGGCGCCGAGCCCGGATCCGATCGCCATCAGCGCTCTCCCTTCGCGGGTGCGGCCTTCGCCGCCGTGGACTTCTTCGCCGCCGGCGCTTCGTCCGCGGTCTCCTCGGCCTTCGGCTCCTCGACCGACTCCCACGTCCCGGTCTGGCAGACGTAGCCCTCGTACCGCGAGTCGGGCACCTCCACGAGCTCGTCCGGCTGGATGATCCGGCCGTTGAGCTCGGGCACGGTGACCGGCTCCGGGCCGATGTAGCGCACTCGCGCCATGGTCAACTCCTCGATCTGAAGGGGTGGTTACAGGCGGGCCCGGCAGCTGATCGTCCAGGCGATCCCGACCCGGGCGCCCTGGTCGGTCAGCAGCTGCTGCAGCCGGTGCCCGGTCAGGTGCGCCCACTGCACGGTGCCCAGCAGCGTCGGCGCTTCGGGCTGCGCAGCGGTCGCGCGCAGGGCTCGCTCGATGACGGCCAGGAGGTCGTAGGCGCGGGCCCGGCGGGCGGCGAAGTCCTGTTCGCCGGTCCACGATTCCGCCCAGCCGGAGAGGGTGAACTCCTCGTCGCGGGTGCGGGCTCCGGCGTAGGCGAAGTCCTGGGTGGACTCGGCGATCGCTTCGTCGCCGCCGGGGGTCCAGCCGACGACGACGAGGTCGGAGGCGGACAGGTCCTGGGCGGGCGGCCCGTCCATGACCAGGGCGTCGGCCAGGGCAGGGTCTTCCTGCAGGATCTGCAGGAGCGCTGCGATCGCCCGGGGTACGGCGGTGGTCTGCATCAGCCCACCTCCGGGGGCAGCCGGTCCGGCTCGAGCAGCTGCAGCGCACGGTTGGGGATGGCGTAGCCGAAGCCGGGGATGGGTTCGGACACGTCGAAGTCGTTGCCGCCGAGCTGGGGGCGGCCGGGGCCCTGGGTGGTGCGCCACAGGTGCTGGACGATGAGCTTGGCCGCGGCCCTGATGTTGGCCGGGACGACGGGGCGTCCGGCCCGGTAGACCCAGAGCATCGCGCCGGTGAAGACGCCGCCGTCCAGGCGGCGCACCAGCCCGGTGCCCGGGTCCACGTCCAGGGTGTCCACCGGTCCGGGCGTGCCGTCGGCCGCGGACCAGCTGACCACCTCGATGACCGGGGTGTGGCGCAGCACGAGGGTGGGGGCGCGGTTGCGGCGGTGGCGTTCGGTGACGGTGCGGACGATGACGGGTCCGCACATGCCCTCGATGCCGCGGGTGATGGACTCGGTCCAGTCGCGGATCTCGTCGTCCCGGTCGGTCTGGGCTGCGGGGAGCTTGAGGTGGGACCGGGCCTGGGCCAGGGACAGGATGGTCGGCGGGGCGGCGTCCCGTACGTCGAAGCTGTCGGTGTAGGCGTCGGCCGGTCCGGTGAAGGCCCAGCGGACCGTGTGCCGCCCGGGGACGGTGGTGACGTAGTCGGCCTGGTAGCGGCCGGTCCCCGCCGGGGTCTCGGCCACGGTGGGCGTGGCCGTGATTCCGTCGGGGCGGGTGATGGTGGCGGTAGCGGTGGCGGCGGTGGTCAGGGTGCCGCCGGGGTCCCGGCAGTCGGCGGCCAGGCGGACGGTGGAGCCGAGATCGAACGTCACCCCGGTCCCCTCCCCTCTACTCGGTGGAGGTGGCGAGCTGGTCGCGGCCGCGGGCGGCCTCGAGGATCTGCTCGCGCTGCTTGCGGATGCCCGACCGGTTCTCTCCGGCGGCCTCGGCGTCCAGGACGCGCAGGGCCTCGGCCTCGCCGACGGTGTCGAGGTAGGCGAGGACCTCGCGGGTGACGGCCGAGGTGGGGTCGAACGCCTCGTCCTGGTCGTCACCGTCGTTGGGGTCGCCGCCGCCGTCGCGGCTCTCCTCCGGGGTGTCGTCGGGGTTCGGGACGGTGGCCGGCGGGGTGAGGGTGCGGCGCTCGCCGGGTTCGCTGGTCGCGGCCTCGGCCGGGATCGACTGGGCCGGGCGCCGGGCCGCTTCGGCGACGTCCTGGAAGAGGTGGCGGTGGCTCTTGAGGATCGGGTCCTTGTCCTCGACCAGCTGCCCGGCGGTGTAGGTGATGGGGGCGCTGTTGCGCCAGATCGTGAATGCCTCGCGGCATCGCTGAACAGCCATAGCGGTGTCCGTTCTTGTCAGGTGTGGGAGATGGGCTGGCGGCGGGGGAAGCCGCGCAGGATCAGCGCGCTGACGGTCCCGCCGGTGGTGGCTCCGGTCACGGTGGACACGGCCCGCAGGTACCGCTTCGCACCGAGGTAGCCGACCTCGTAGACCCGGTCGTCGGCGGTGTCGGTGATGGTCGGGGCGGTGCCCTGCAGGTCGGCGGCCGCGACCGTGGACCATGCCGACCCGTTGTCCGACTCCTGCAGGGTGATGGCGTGCGACCCGTCGGTGACCGTCCCGGACAGCACGATCAGCATCGCCGAGCGGGAGCCGTCCTTGTTCTCGTGGAGGTCCACGGTGGTGCCGTTGGTGGAGCCGTTGGTGCGCAGCGCGGTCGCCAGGGTGATCTTGGCCCGGGCGATGTTGTAGAGGCTCGACTTCATGCCGGTACTCCTGGGGGAATGCCGACGGCCGGACCCCATGGGGCGGGGTCCGGCCGTACGGGGTGGGGCGGGTCAGGTGATGTTCAGCATCCGGAAGGCGCCGTCGTTGACGCTGTCCGCGCCGACCCGGTACCAGGCGTACCAGCCGCGCTGCCCCTTCGGCCGGCCGTTGGCGCCCATCAGCTGCGGCAGGAACTCCACGGACATGCCGATACGGTCGGCGATGACGTAGTTGTCGAAGTTCCCGTAGACCAGGGCGTAGTTGTCCTGGGTGGCGGTCACGGTGCCGTCCATGTCCTCGGCCTCCAGCGCGCGGCGGCCCATGAGGAGCGGGGGGACGTCGGCGCCGATGCGCTCCCACAGGGCGGACCCGCCGGCGGTGTCGAACTGGCGGACCTGGTTGTAGATCGCCCGGTTGCCGAGCCAGGAGGCGTTCTTGCGGTGCCGGGCGGGCAGGGCGCTGTCGACCTTGTAGACGTCGCCGGAGGCGAACGTGTCCGTGGTGGTAGACGTGATGACGCTGCTCGTTCCGGCCAGGGCGGTGACGATGCCGGTGGGCTGCCCGGAGCCGGTGCCGACGGCGAGTGCCGTGGCCTCCAGGTCGTCCTTGCCGGCGGCGAGGAGCTTGCCAACCTCGGAGGTGACGTTCTCGGCGTCGTCCAGCGCCTCGTAGGAGATCGGCACGAAGCCGTCCGCCTTGTGGAGCGCAACGGTCGGTCCGCCGAAGGTGGGGGCGTTGTCCCCGGCCTCGGATCCCTCGGCGGCCCACCGCCACTGCACGGCGCCGGCGGACACACCGTTCCAGACGTCGCCGGTGGCGACGACCTGGCGGGCGACCTGACGGATGTCGTTCTGCGACCCGTTCGACGTGATGATGATCGTCGGGTCGAGCTGGAACGGGACGAGGTAGCCGCCAGCGTTGTCGGTCAGGCTCATGGCCCGCTCGAGGGCCTGCTGCTCCTCGGGGGTGACCATGTGGCCCTTGCCGCGGGCGAGCTTGGACCAGGCGCGCAGGTACTCCGGCGACGACGTCGCCAGGCACATGCGGGCGATGTTGCCCTTCTTGTCGTCCCAGTCCTCGATGACGCTGGTGGCCGCCGCCCGGATCCGGTCGTTGGCCCCGGTCATCTTTTCCACGGCGCACAGCGCGCGGGCCTTGAGCTCCTGAGCGATCTCCTCACCGGAGCGGGAGAAGGTGCGCATCTCGCCGAGGTCCCACGGGTTGCGGAACCGGCGGTCCTCCACGCTGTCGGGGTTGAGGATCGGGTCGGCGTCGTAGTGGCCGCCGGACCCGATGGACGTTCCGCGCTCGGTCCCCAGGGACGTGCCTCCGGGGCGGCGGCGCTCGCTGACGGAGGCGGAGGTGGAGCGCACCCGCTCCAGGGCGGCCAGGCGCTCCATCTGCCGGCGGTGGTCGTCCACCTCGGCGAACTCGCGGGTGAGCTCGTCGAAGGACTGCTCGTCCTCGGCGGTCAGTTCGGTGAGGGCCTGGAGGCGCTCCAGCTCCGCCTCGATGTCGCGCAGGCGGATGACCGCCTGCGGGTGGCTCAGCTGTACGGGCATTTCAGGTGTCCTTCTGCTCGATGGAATCCAGCACGCCACGCATCCGGGTCCGGACCTCTTCGATCTGGGCCTTGCGTCGTGCGGTGTCGGGTGATGGCGACGGGTGCCCATCGGCGGGCGGCGCGTCAGTGCTGCGGGTGGTGGGCGGGTGCTCGGTGAGCGGCGCGCCCTGGTGGGGTGTCGGGGGGCTGTCCGGGTGCTCGGGGGTGAGCGGCGCGGTGTCGGCCCGGTATCGGGTGAGCCGGTCGGCGACGGAGCGGCCGACCTCGGCGGGATCGACGTCGGTGGAGATGTCGATCACGAGGTGCTGGCCCCGGGTGCTCATGCCGGGGCGCTGGAACAGCAGCGCGGTCGCGACTTCGCGGCGCAGCTGCGGGTCGTCGGGGACGCTCGGGGTGGCGGCGTCGCGGGCGAGGGACTGGCGGATGCGGCGGCTCATGACGTCGTCGTGCGCCAGGCCGTCGGCCATGGCCCTCGCCTCGGCGCGTACGGCGACCGAGGTTCCCTGGTAGGCGGGGAAGACGACGGGGCCGAGCTCGCGGCACTTCAGCTCGATGAGCTCCCGTTTCAGCGGGCCGCGGTCGCCGGGCATCCACAGCAGGTCGAGGACCTCGTCGGGCTTGACCACCTTCCCGTTGACGTCGCGCCACTCCTCGCGGACGACCTCGAACCGGAAGCTCATGCCGTTGATGGTCTTCTCGGCGATGGCGTCCCGGACCGGCTGCATCAGCCAGTTGTCGGTGATGCGGCCCTCCACGTAGAGGCCCTGGTCGTCCTCGCGGAGGTCCGCGATCGACCCGATCGGGATCGACCCGATCAGCGGGTGCCGTCCGTGGTCGAACTGCATGACCGGGGTGGACTCCCTGATCGTCTTCTTGAAGGCGCCCTTGCGGATCGTCTCGGTGAACCGGCCCTCCCACGAGTCGATCTCGGTCTCTTCGCCGAACAGGGCGGCGTACCCGGTCAGGGTCCGCCCGTCGCTCGTCTCACTGGTGTCGTCGGCGCGGGCCAGGGCGAAGGGCGCGCTGCGCTCCAGGTCCCGGGGGACGCTCTGCAAAGTGGGCATCAGGCCCCCTCCTCGGTCGGTGGTTCGTCGTCGGGGGCCGCCGGCGCGGCACCTTGGGGCTTGCCCTGGCCGGGCTTCTGCAGCTGCACGGAGAACATCCCGGTGTGGACCAGCAGCGCCCAGTCCTCGGCCTGCACGGCGCGCTGTACGGACTCCGGGGTGTATCCGGCGTCCACGAGGGCCCGGATGGTGCGGGACTGGATGCCCTGGATCTCGGCGGCGTCCTTGCGGTCCTCCCGCAGGAACGGCACGTCGTTGGCGTCGTACCAGAGCCTCACGGCCGACCCGAGCCCCTGGGGCGGGGCCACCAGGTGCTCCAGGCTGCCCGAAGCGTTCTGCCACAGCGGGTGGATCGTCCCGTCCGCGAACCTGCGCCGGGCCTGGCCGTAGTTGGAGTACGTGGCGGCCTGCAGGCCCTCGGACAGGCCCACGATGATCGGCGGCACTCCGCCGGCCGCCGCGATGCGGGTCTCCCCGGCCCCCTGGACCTTGGAGAAGTCCAGTTGCTGGAAGTCCTTGCCGACCACGCTGACGTCGGCACCACCGCCCAAGTACAGGGTCTTGTAGGCGTTCTCCACGCCGCGGTGGTTGTCGTCCATCTTCTCGCGGAACTTCGCGAAGGATTCGGGGCTGACCTCGCGCGAGAGTCTGACGACCAGGTTCGGAGTGGCGGCGTTCTCCATGAACCGGCGCTTGTGCGCGGCCATGAGGTTGTCGTTCTGCGTCTCCCGGATGACCGGGGTCAGCCACGACATGCCGCGGAACGTCGCCAGGGGATCGGGGGTCGGCGCGAAGTGCGCCACCTCCTCCGGCCACAGGAACACCGGGTCGCATCCCGGCTCGCGGTACAGGTACCCGTACCGCTTCCACCCCAGGTGGCCGCCGTGCGGGTGCATCCGCCGCTCGAGGACGATGTCCACCCAGTCCGGGCGCAGCCGCACCATCTCGTCGCCGTGCCGGGTCCAGTAGCTGTTCCCTGCCAGATCGACATCCATGATCATGCGGCTGAGCAGGTCCTGCGTCGTCCCGCCGAGCCAGGGCCGCTCGAGCGGCGCCAGGTCGCCCGTCCCGAACGTCTCGCTGGGTTGGCCGTTGTTGAGGCGCTGCCACTGGAACCGCGGGGAGGAGAACACCGCCTGGCGGGCCACCATGCACGCCCAGATCACCGGGGACGTCGCGAACATCTGCGCGTACCCGACGAAGTCCACGGGGGCCTTCTCCGCGGCCTGCCCGGGCTGCGTCTGCGTGATCCCCAGCGCAGAGAACCCGCCGTACCCCAGGGACTGCTGCAGCGCCGCCGCGTAGTCGTCCAGCGTGCCGATGCTCCGCGTCGGGCGCCGGTCGCGCACCGCCTTCCACAGAGTCGTCACGAGCTGTCACCGGCCCCGCCCACGTCCATCAGGAGCAGGCAGTACGAGACCAGCAGCACACCAGCGACCGCCAGGCCGACCGCCAGGCCCAGCCCGAGGCCGGCCCCCGCCGCCACCAGGCCACCACCGGCGAACACCCCTGCGCGCGCCTGCGCGGCTGCGCTCACCCGTACGCGACCCACGGCTCCACCTCCTCCTCTTCCTCTTCGATCTCGCAGGTGAGCCCCCACGGCGCGAGAGTCACCGCGACCAGCGGGCTGATGTCCACGCCCTCGGTCCGCCGGGCCCAGGCCCACGCGTCCCCCAGGTCCCGCTTCTTCGCTCCGGCCAGCGCCGTCGCCAGCGGGGCCTGGCCCATGTGGCTGACCTCGGACGCCTGCACGGCGTCATACAGCTGGCCGCAGGACTGCGCGACCTCCCGCGCCTTCGGCGAGACGACCCGCAGGCCCCGGTCCGTCAGCGGCTTGACCAGGGACCCGGCCGGGCCGGCGGCGTCGATGACCCAGCAGCGCGGCGACCACTTCTCATCCAGGTCCACCGCCCGGTCGACCACCCAGTCCATCCCGGGCCGGTTCTCGACCACCTCGATGTGGAGGCCGACGTCGGTCTCGCCGGCCACCCCGATCGACGCGTGCGACCGTTCCGGCGTCGCGTCGATACAGAACGCGACGGGATCGCTCGGGGCGCTGTTGCTGTCCGTGACGGCGTCCCACGCCGCTTTCGAGATGACCTGCCACGTGTCGGCCGCCAACTCCGGGTAGTCCCCGACGCCGAGCCGCTCGCGGTCGAACAGGTCCTCACGCAACGTGGCCATCTCCCGTTCGATCGCCTGCGGCCGGATCCGGATACCGAGCGTCGGGTTCGCCCGCGCCCAGGACGCCCGGTCCGCCCGGTCGTCGTGGGCTGTGCAGGTCAGAACCCCGTCAGGGTCGCGGGGGCACTCCTTGATGTGCTGGTCGATGGAGTGCTCGATGTACGTCAGCGACTGATCCGGGACGTCCGTCTCGGCCAGCGCCCGGGCCCGTAGCGTCGCCAGCTGCTCGCTCTCGGCCCCGATGCCGGCGGACCCGGCGTAGATCAACTGCGGGTTGTAGCGGGCGGACATGACGGGCAGCAGGGCGCCCATGGGGGCCGCGCGCAGGGCCATGGCCTCGTCCATGATGACGAGGTCGCCGCTGAACCCTCGGCCCGACCGCCCGCTCCGGGCGAGGAATCGTACGCGGGACCCGTTGTGGAAGTAGAACGCCTCGTCCCCGTGGGAGCGGCTGACGCGCCGCACCAGACGGGACAGGTCGTCGTAGGAGCCGAGGATGTCGTCCAGGCGCGCGAAGGACTCCTGCGCGGTCTTGAACTCGTGTGCCGTGTGGATGACCAGGCGTCCGCCGAAGAGGACGACTTCGGCGACCTGGCGGGGCTCGAGGAAACCGCCCTTGCCGTTCTGGCGCGGGATGTTGAGCACGATTTCGAAGGAGCGCCAGCGGCCCTCGTCGTCCTCGGCCAGGCTGTGGTGCAGCGCTGCCTGCTGCCAGGGGTCCAGGTGTTGGTCGTACGTCTCGGCGAGCTCCACCGCCTCCTGGCCCGCAGGGGAGCGGAACGCGAGGTAGTCCTCGTCCTGCAGGCCATCCCACCGGCCGGTGGAAACCCGCCGGTAGTGCGGGGTGGAGACGATCCGCGGACTCTGGCAGCCGACCAGCCGGTCACCCGGCACGGCGGGCGGCCGCACGCTGGGCGGCACGAGCAGCGAGCTGGTCAACGGCGCCGCCTCTCTCGCGCGGGGCGGCCATGCCACGGACCGTGGCCATCGCCTGCCTCAGTTCACGGGCTGCGGTCGCGGCGCCCTTGACGTCCTTCGCGCTGTCGAGCTCGGTGGCCAGCCGCACCGCCGCCGCGGCCGCCGTGTTGGCGTCCGGATCGACGCCGAGGTCCAGGAGCTCGGCGAGCGTGGCTTTGGCGACGGCGCCCTTCCGTAGCCGCCGCCGCGGCTCTTCGTCGTCCTCCACGGGCCCCTCCCGACTCACAGTCGACGTGACGGAGCGTCACCCAGAATCCATCACACAGAGTGAGCAATGAAACGATTACGGAGAGTCGCTATTTCCTCGGATTCCTGGATCGGCGAAATAGCGATTCGGATCGGGGGGAGAAACGGGCGACAAGGGCTTTTGGGTCGCCCGGCCGTTCAAAATCCACGATGACCCAGGGCCCCCCTCCCCGTGGTGATCACCCGACGCGGCGCGGCCGTCCGTACTCACGGTGACGGCGCGTGCGGGGCGTCGGTGGCCAGGGCCGCCGTCGGCACGTACGCAGCCAGCCCGTCACCACGCCCTGCCAACCCGGGGCAGGGCGCCCGCCCAGCCCGGGGCCGCGGTCGCCCGCTGGCGCGCAGGCTCGCGCTGAATCTTCGCGAGCCTGCGCGTCACCAGGAGCGGGACGACTGACGGCCGACCGTCGGCACTCCGGCCTTGCCCTGGTGGCGGTACCACCGGGTGGCCACCGCCACCATGCCCTCGGCCCGCATGTCCCGGATCCGCTGCATCACGACCTCCCGCCCCGGGTCCACCGCAACGACCCGGGCGCCCAGCCGCTCGTAGCGGGCGAGCGCCTTGCCGGACGGCATGGTGTGGATCAGGTAGACGTCGGTCTCCTCACGGTGCTTCACCGCCTCATCGATCGCCGCGAACCGCGCGCGCTGCGCCACCGCCACCAGCAGCTTGTCCTGGTTCCACTGGGGCGCGCCGGGCCCGGCCAGGGCCACCGTGATGCGGTCGAGGTCGATGACGATGTCCGTGGCCCGGGCCCGGGCCTGAATCCAGGAGGACTTCCCCGCAGCCGGCGGGCCGGTCACGACGTACAGCACTGCTTGTCGCCTCCATCTCGCTATGCTGCCGGTGGATGGAGCGCCGCTCAGTCGATCGCTGGGCCGCCCAAGGAGGCCCGCGCGAACCCTGTGCTCCCAGGTTGGGTTGAACCCTGGGCCTCCACCAACGCCCCAGAGCTACGGCCGCCAGCTGTCCCGGTAGTCGGGGTGGTCGGCGTACGGCAGGGCGAGGAGGCGCACGGTGGTGCACGGGTAGTACGGCCCGTCGCCCTGGACGTCGCAGGTCATGCAGACATCGCCATCGACGTATTCCTGCGTTCCGGGGGCGTGCAGGCCGAGCATCCGCCGCTTGGCCTCGACCTCGCGGAGGACGCGCTCCGGGTCGTGGCGGGCGATGTGGGTGACGCGTGCTTCTGCGTCCGCCTCCTCCATGCCCTGCGTCGTCACGGCGACCGGGTAGGCGGTCGATCTCCCAGCCACGACAGCCGCCCGGTCAGGGTCGGCCCAGTACTCGACGGACCAGGACGGCTGCGGTGCCCGGTTGGGTTCGATCCACTGCTCGGGTTCAGCGGCAGCGCGGGCCGCCTGCTCGTCTTCGGCGATGCGGTCGCGGAGGAACTGCGCGAGGTCGTCCATGTCGTTGATGCTGTCACCTCTTCCGGTCTCGACAGCGTGCACGTCCACAGTCCACGAGGTCAGGATCGGCGTACGCGTCGGTGAACGAGGTGGAGTTCGCCTGGTACTTGGCCAGGGCGTCAGGGTCGATGCCGGTGTCGGCTTCGAGCTGGGCGATACGGCGGGCGGACGGTACGTCGTGGGTGGGGCAAGGGCGGTGCCAGCGAAGCACGGTCACCACCTCCGGGATGCCTTGGGCTGGTCGGTGGTCATCCGGTTGCCGCGTCGGCTGTTGCACGCGCGGTGGGCGCTGCGGGCGTTGGCGGGGTCGCGGAGGCTGCCTCCGCGGCTGAGCGGTACCTCGTGGTCGAGGGTGAAGGCGAGGCGGTGCTTCCCCGCTTCGGGGCCGACGATGTCGTATGCGATGTCACGGCCGCAGATCCAACAGGGCAGGCCGAGGGCGCGTTGCTGGGCGCACAGGGTGCGGTAGGCGCGCCCGTTGCGCGGGTTACCAGGCACGGGCGCTCACCCCCTGTTACTGGCCTTCGGTGGCCTCGTCGATCTGGTCCTGGAGGTCCTGCCTGCCGTGCTTGTTGGCCTGCTGCAGGGCGTCCATGTACGTGTCGAGGTACTGGTCCTCGGGGAGGGCGTCGCACTCGGCAGGCTGGGGGTCGGTGTCGGTCTCCGGGTCGAAGTCGTCGGGCCGGTTGTGGATGGCCTCGGCGAGTGCGTCGGTGCACCGGGCGGCGACCTGTTCGGCCGTCAGGGGCGGCGGGGTCGACGCGGACGGTCGGGTGGCCGGGGCGTCAGGGGCGGGCTCGGTGCCGCAGGCGGTGAGGGCGAGCAGGGCGGCCGCGATGAGTGCGGCGGTGGTGCGGGTGCGCATGGTTCCCCCCAGTGATGGGCGTGCTGTGAGGGGTCATCATCGGGCACCCGGGGCGCTGGTGTCTGACGTTCGGCTGATGCGGGTCAGGGGCGCTTCGGTGTGCTGGCGTAGACGTAGGGTCCGGCGACGCCTGCGCTGTGGTGGGTGGCGGCCTCGAGCGCGGCGGTGAGGCGACGGCGCGGCGGGAGGTTGAGGGTGGTGGTGGCGTGGAGGGCGCCGAGGGCGAGTTCGTCGCCGCAGCCGACGGCGGCGTAGTCGTCGGCGTGCTCAGCGACCTGGTAGTCGTCGTAAACGCTGAAGAGGTGGCCCTGTATGCCCACGAGGAAGGTCCCGGCGTGTTCCTGCTCGGATTCCTTGCGGGCCCAGCCGCCCTGCTTGAGGCAGGTGCGTAGGGCGTCGGTCCAGGTGGTGACCATGAAGGCGTGGAGGTTGCCGGTGGGGTGTGGGGGCTGGAAGGCGTGCTGCAGGAGCTGGCCCATGCGGAAGCTGGTGGTGAAGCCGAGGGCATACGGTCCGTTGCGGAAGACCTTGGGGTCTCGGCGGATGGTGAGTTGGAGGCCGGAGACGCCGGCGGAGTCGGCGCCGAGGTGGACGCGGCCCTTGTGGACGAGTCCGACGATGACGGTCACGGGGCAGCGGGTCCTTCCGTCGGCCAGTGGGGTGTGCAGAGGCCCGGCGGCGCGGTGGGCGCGGCCGGGCCGTGAGTGGTGTGTGTCAGCGGCAGTCGTCGTACGTGAGGTAGTCGTCGCCTTCGCAGAGGCTGTCGCTGTACCCCGGGTCTCTGATGGTGGGGACGGTCGGGGCTGATGGTTCCTCGGCGTCGTCCGCTCCTCCGGCGCAACTCCCGATGATCGCCAGGATCATCAGGAGGAACAGGGGGATGGCGCAGCACGGGTAGGTCTTCTGCGGCTCGCTCATGGGTGCCTCAGAACTCGGGGCAGAGGTGCTTGTGGCTCACGGCAAGGATCTTCTCGGCCGTGGCGAGCCCGTGGCCGTCCGGGTGAGTGGGGCTGCTCCACCGCTTGTTGGTCTGGTCGACCTGCTTGGCCTTGTCGTCGGGGAACCGCTTGATGACCCCGCAGGTGTCCATGCCTCGGCTGACGGCCTTGTCGGTCTTGCCGTGGGCGATGTCGGTGTTGATGCCGTCGAGGGCCCTGACGAACGCGGCGGCTGTGTTGTCGTCGGGGCGGGGCGGGAGGCCGGCGGCGGCCAGGGCTGCGTCGCGGTCGGCCTTGCTGAGCGTGCTGGTGCTGGGCTCGGGCCCGGCAGCCGGGCTGTCCGGCTCGGGCGTGGTCCCGCAGGCGGTGACCGTCAGGAGCAGGCTGGCCGTGATGAGTGCGGCGGCGGTGGTGCGGGTGCGCATTGGTACTTCCCCCCAGGGAGTTGAGATGAGGGGAAAGCGTGTCACGTACGTGGGGGCGATGTGGTGGCTTCGGGGATGCCGACGAGGCGTAGGGCGCGGGCGCGGGTGGCGAGCTCGGCTCGGGCGACGTCGGCGAGGGCGTAGAGGGGGCGCCCGTTCTCGGTGAGGCCGCTACGTGCGAGGTGGCCGCGGGATGCCCAGTCGCGGATGGTGGTCGGGCGGATCGCGGCGGCGCCTGCGGAGAAGAAGCGGCGGGCGCGGGTGGCGTGGGCGGCGGCCTGGGCGGTGGTGAGGAGCTCGGTGTCCATGGGCCTCCTCCGGGACGCAGTAGAGCCCCTGGCCGGTGGTCAGGGGCTCTGCAGGCACACGTGTGGTGGTGGCAGCAGTGTCGCGCTAAACGGCGATCTTGTCCAGCGGCGTACGGGCTGTCACCGTGCGGCCCCTCTCAGTTCGGCCGGAAGGTCGCCCGACGCGTAGGCGGGAAGGTCGGGGCGCAGGGCGTGCAGCGCGTCGGCCGTGACGCCCAGGCGGTGTGTGGAGATCGCGACGAAGCGCTCGCCGCACGGCTTGTCGCGCGGGTCGGGGGTGCTCAGCCCGGGGAGCAGGTGGGTGTGGTGGGTGTCCTGGATGCGGGCTCCGCGCCCGCAGCCGCTGCACTTGGTGCTGTAGTCGTCGACGATGAGGATCGCGGGGCGTGCCATGGGGTCATCGTCCCGTCTGCTGCTGGGCGGTGGGGGCCGAACCGGCTTTCTCGGCGGCGCGGGCCTGCTGGCTCGCCTCGTTGCGCTTCTTCAGCTCGCTGATGCTCATCGTCTTCTGCTTCAGACCGGTGCTCGTCTTGGGCGGTGCCATGATCGTGGTCCTGTCTCGTGAGGGATGGGGCCCGGGGCGGCCGGTCGCCTGGCAGTGAGTCGGCCGCCCCAGAGCGAGGGCTACTTGCTCTTGTCGTCGCCGCTCTTGGCCATGTCGCGGAGGTTGTCCGAGAGGCTCCCGGGGCCTTCGAGCATTGCGTGGACGATCGCGTCGGCGGCGGCCTCGGGCCGGCCGTTGTCGATGGCGGCCTGCGCCTCGGCACGGCGGTCGCTCAGGAATCCCATGGGTGCCTCCTGGTGTGGGCCGGGCTGTCCGGCTCCTCTCACCGCCCGGTCGGGCCGGGCGGATCGGGCAGCCGTCAGCTCTCCTCGAACCTCGCGGTCGCGCAGGGCGGGCAGAGCGTCATCTCGTCGTGGTCCGTGTCCTCCGGGTAGAGGGCGGTCGTCATCGGGTCGAGCATGGTTTCCACGGTCTTGTCCTTCGTGCCGCAGGTCTCGCAGGTCTTCTTCTTCGCCATGGGTCAGGCCCTTTCGTGGTGGACGTGGTGGCGGACGGGGTTGGTGGGGTCGGGCGTGATCCGGAAGGGGCGGTCCGGGCTGTGGCCCGCGTTGTTGTTGTTGCTCTGACCTGCGACAACAACGCCAACAACCGGCGGCCCAGAAGGGGGCGGGGGGAGGGGTGGGAAGTCCTCGCGGTGGACCCCCTCGCGGGTGCCTGCCGGGGGCACCCGTACGCCGGGCCGTACGCGGACCCCGTGGCGGGTGAGGAGGGCGCGCACGTGGGCGGTCTTCCAGGGGGTGGCGGGGAGGCCCATAAGGGGGGTCGCGGTGAGGTGCTCGGCGAGGGTCGCGAGGTGCACCCCGGAGCCCTCGGTGTAGAGGGTGGAGAGCAGCACCGCGACGTGCTCCCGGGGGAGCAGCTCGGAGGGGTGCTGTGCGGGCGCCTCGGGCTCCTCCTTGGGCTGCTCCTGGTCGTCGTCCTTGTCGGTGCCCTCCGGCTCCGGTTCGGGCCGGGGCTTCGTGGCGGGCCAGCCGAGGGCGAGCGCGGTGAGCACCCAGGCCGCGGCCGCGATGACGGCGGCGACGGTGGTGTACGGGGTGGCCTTCGTGACGCCGAGGGCGATGCCGAGCCCGAACCAGCGGAGCAGCGCGGACCCCTCGGCGTCCGCCAGCTCTTTCGCGGTCTTCGGCTTCGCCTTCGGGGGCTGCTCCCCCGGGGTCTTCTCGGGCTTATCCTCGGCGTCGTCCGGGGTGCTCTGGGGCTCTGCGGTCTTCGTAGGCGGGGTGGTCCGCTTGGGCTGGGAGTTGAACAGCCAGGCGACGGTGCGGCGGGACAGGGCTGCGGAGCCGATCCACAGGGCCGTCCAGAACCGGATCCAGTCCTCCACGTCAGGCCCCGATCATCATCGAAAGGGCGGCGAAGAACTGGCCGGGCACGGCCCAGATGCTGCCGATGCCGGCCATGGGCCAGGTGAAGGCGGCGACGAGGGAGAGTACGGCGGAGCG